CACTGAGCGTCAGACCCCTAATAAAGCTGTTTTCCTCTTCCACCAGCACGATAAAACCCTTTTCCTCTTTTTCTCGCAATTCGCGCAGCAGCTGGAGTTCCATATCGCGGCGGCGTTCAGGGTAGCTGGTCCGCTCAGCCATTATCAGCTCGTTGTTGATCCATGCAGCAGTCATTGACGCCGGTTTGCCGACGCTCATCGAAACAACGCATATTTTCTTATCCATAGCGCCCCTACAAAAAAGAAAAGCCACCAGCGGCGGCTTAGCAATACAACTGAAGGTAGCGCCCGGTACTCAGACTGTGCCGTCCATGGAATATTTGAAAAGGGATCCATCCGTACCGGGCATGTGATGATTCTGACTGAAGTCACTTGTCAGTTGTCAATTATTTCAGATTAAAAATAATATATTTATTAGTGCATGATGTTTGCCATCTCATAGGCGTCAGCCAGCAACTCCATCTCTGACTTGTTCAGCAAGGTGAATTCTTTCTTGCCTCCAACCACACCATCGGCATGAACAGGGACCAGCCAGGGGTATTTTTCTCTTACTTCAGCCGGTGCTGCATGCTGGTGGTGCCATCTACAAAGGGGCAATTGCTTTTTGTGACAACCCGGCGCGGTACGACCGGAGATATGGTGCAGAGATACCTCTTCAGATATTACTCCATGCATGTAGCAGGCAATGCAGGGGAGAGCGCCAAGAGCATTGGCGATGCTCCGTTCCTCCGCTGTCGATGTTCGCCCCTTCAAGCCACGAGATTTTATCTTTACCGCACTTTTCCGCGTTTTGCTGGCTGGTGGGCGCTCTTTCTGTTTAGCGATACGGCGGTCGATAGAATCCCGCATTTTCTGATATTGCGATTCTCGCCAGGCTGGGTCAGCCAACTTTTCCCGTTGCCGAGCGATCGCTCGTTCTCTGGCTGCCTTCTGCCACTCGCGGCGCTGTTCAAGTTTTTGTTCGATTGTTTTCATATGGCAAAAAAAAGGCGGCCTAATGGCCGCCAATGATGTCAAGGAGTGAAGTAATGGCAACGTCTTCGTAGTTGACAAAAACTGCGGTTCAATTATAGCAATTAATTAGAGCAATGATATATATTTTGTTTATCGCGAATCACATTTTTTCACTTCAGTATCTGTGTGCTATACTCCTTCTTGATTGATTGGATGCGGAATACAAACCCGCTCTTTTGTGCAGCCTGGCTCCTTGCCAGGCTTTTTTTATTTCATCATGGAAGCTGTTAACGCTTTGGATCTTGCTGAACTGATTGAAAGGGCATTGTTTACCTTACCCAGGAGTTCGCCAAATTCCACCATCACTCTAGTAAGCCCGCGCCGCGCTTCCTCCTCCGTTGCATTCATCACAAAATGTTCAGCACTCCGCATGCTTTTAACGGGGAACGCAACAGATATCGAGTCGATATCAGGCATCCTATCGCTCAACTTTACGGTGACAATGACAGATGGTGACTGAATTTGAGAGCTTACAGACAGCACCACATATTTTCCGTCTATTTTGAAATCCTTCCGCATGCGTCACCATAAATATCAAATAATTAGAGCAATCAAGCGCAAATGAACGGCTAATCGCCATCTTCCAGCAGGCGCACCATTGCCCCCGTTTCACTATCCAGGTTACGAATGTAGTTCATGACAATATTTACGTTGGTCCAGCCACCAGCTTGCATGATCTCCGGTATTGAAACTCCGGCGCGGGCCATATCTCGCGCGGCTCCGACACGGGCACTGTGTCCAGACCAGGCCAGGTATCTCTGCCCAGAGTCATCCTTAGCGCCGTAAATCAATCGATGAGTTGCTTCAAAAATCCCTTCCAGAGCGCGAGTTGATAGCTGGCTGGTGGCAGATGGCGCGGCAACACCATTTTTTCTGACACGGCAAAACAGGTAGTTATTCGGATCATCAGCCACACCAGAGACAGAGATCCATCGCTCGACCAGTTTAGTTACCCCCAGGCTAAGTGCCTTCTCTACACCTGCGGTGCTAACCAGCGTTTTCGTTCTGCCAATATGGATTAACATTCTCCCACCGTCAGTACGTGAGATATCTTTAACCCTGATCCTGGCAATTTCGGCTATACGTAACAGGGTGTTATAAGCAATCCCCAGAAATGCCAGATTCCGTATATCCTGGCAGCGATCGCTATTTTCCATGAGTGAACGAACCTGGTCGAAATCAGTGCGTTCGAACGCCAATGCCTGTTTTGCACGTTCACCGGCATCAACGTTTTCTTTTCGAATCCGCCGCATGACCAGTGAAACAGCATTACTGTCACTTGGTCGTGGCAGCCCGGACCGACGATGAAGCATGTTTAGCTGGCCCAAATGTTGCTGGATAGTTTTTACTGCCAGACCGCGCGCCTGAAGATATAGAAGATAATCGCGAACATCTTCAGGTTCTGCGGGAAACCATTTCCGGTTATTCAACTTGCACCATGCCGCCCACGACCGGCAAACGGACAGAAGCATTTTCCAGGTATGCTCAGAAAACGCCTGGCGATCCCTGAACATGTCCATCAGGTTCTTGCGAACCTCATCACTCGTTGCATCGACCGGTAATGCAGGCAAATTTTGGTGTACGGTCAGTAAATTGGACATTTAACACTCAGATAATGGTTTTAAGTAAAGTGTACAGGATCGGCTCTGCCTTTACCTGTTTATGGTTCTCGTCATAGAAACGCCAGCGACCGCGCGTGCGTTCTATTTTCTCTTCACCGCGCGATAATGACAGTTGGCAACTATCACGATCAAACCCTTTTGCCCGCCAGTAACCACGGTTTTTCTCAAGCTCAAGATGAGTGGACACTTTAGCAGTTGAATATCCCATTTTTCACCTCTGATTGATTGGTGGTGCTAAGTGCGCTACGCGAAATCTGTAGGACTAACACCGCCAATTTTTCACAGATTTTACGTAGCGCAACCTTGATCAAATGATCAAGTGATCACTATTTGACCTGCCAAGGTATTGAACTGTATGGATTTACAGGTAAATTGATCATATTCAATAACCCTTAATATAACTTCGTATAATGTATGCTATACGAAGTTATTAGGTCTGATGAGGAGTTTACGTCCAGCCGTGTAGAAAAATCAAGAATTATTAGAGCAATAAAAAATTGAGAGTAAAATCCCACTCCACCAGCCAAATACTGGATTGTTTTTCATAGTCGTTTGGCAATTGCTCTAATAAATTATAGTTTTGCCGCCGTTTCGTAATACGACTTTGGACTCACTACTTAATGTGTCTTCAGCGTTGTAGAGCGGCTCAGAAGGAAATGAGCAAACAGGGAAACCTTATACAACGGCATTACCGCTATGCATTGCTCATCTTACACACAGCGCAATGTTGATAGATAACCCCAGCATGGAACATGGGTGAAACAGTAGGTCAGAGCTTCAGGCTCTGTGTTGTCAATACAGTGAGGCATAATTATGGCTTTCATTCCACCAACCATCGACGATGTTAGACATTGCTCTAACGCTTTATCTGTAGACCCCGCCGAAACCGACGCTGCTCGCGCCATTGCTGAACACTACTCAAAGATATCCAATCAGGAGTACCGCATCACCCAAGACGACCTGGATGATCTCACTGACACAATCGAATATCTCATGGCCACTAACCAGCCAGACTCACAATAAATGCACTAATAAATCTATTATTTTCGTTGGATCCTTTTATAATGGTGGCCAACAACTCTCAGTGTCATCCGCTGTGAGCTGTTGGCCATGTCAATTCTGGAGGAGGATCAATGATAAATTATGTCTACGGCGAACAACTGTACCAGGAGTTCGTCAACTTCAGGGATCTCTTTCTAAAAAAAGCTGTTGCACGCGCCCAACACGTTGATGCCGCCAGCGACGGTCGTCCTGTTCGCCCGGTTGTCGTTCTGCCGTTCAAAGAAACGGACAGCATTCAGGCTGAAATTGATAAATGGACTTTAATGGCGCGGGAACTGGAACAGTACCCAGACCTCAATATCCCAAAGACTATTTTATATCCAGTGCCTAACATCCTTCGCGGTGTGCGTAAGGTTACGACTTATCAGACAGAAGCTGTGAACAGCGTCAACATGACCGCTGGCCGCATTATTCATCTGATTGATAAGGACATTCGCATTCAAAAAAGCGCGGGGATCAATGAGCACAGTGCGAAATACATAGAGAACCTGGAAGCAACAAAAGAGCTAATGAAGCAGTACCCGGAGGATGAAAAATTCCGTATGCGCGTACACGGCTTTAGCGAAACAATGCTGCGCGTGCATTACATTTCCAGTAGCCCTAACTACAATGATGGTAAATCAGTTAGTTACCATGTGCCGCTATGTGGTGTGTTTATCTGCGATGAAACTCTCCGTGATGGAATCATCATCAACGGTGAATTCGAGAAAGCAAAATTTAGCCTTTATGACTCTATAGAACCGATCATCTGCGACCGCTGGCCGCAGGCAAAAATATATCGCCTGGCAGATATTGAAAATGTAAAAAAACAAATTGCCATCACTCGCGAAGAGAAAAAGGTCAAATCAGCCGCATCAGTTACGCGCAGCCGTAAAACTAAGAAGGGGCAGCCAGTAAACGACAACCCCGAAAGCGCGCAATAGTTTCTATCCGGCATGGTCAATGAGTTATTCATTAAGCCATGCCAGAGCTTCATCAACCTGCGCTTCGTCTTCGACGCTAAGCACTTCATCCTGGGGAACATAATCCGCCAGCATAGCGAAACAATATGTATCCCAATGGTCTGGTGAGTGCAGGTTGAGTTTTTTCTTCATATCCTCCTTACTCATCACCTTCCATTGACCTGCGGAGTTAATCCCTACAGGGATTTTCGACGCTTCCTCAATAGTTTCATTACCCTTATCCAGTCTCATACGACCAGATTTTACGGCCTCTGCGGCTTGAACGTTGGCATAAGCACGTTTATCAAAGTACAGGCTCTTATCTTCACGGCTATGCATCTTTTTACCCCAGCGTATACGCTGTACGGTAATACCATAATACTCGTACATCAGATCCGCCGTTGCTTTACCCAGGCCATCGCCGTCTATCGCTATGGTGATATTTGGGAATCGCTCAGGATTACATTCTGCGAAAATTTTGGCGGCAAGCTGCGTTTCTGTAACGTCTGTGTATTCCAGCATTCGATAGTTGATTACACGGCGTTTATTTCGCTGGCCGGACACCATCATGATATTGATAACGGACTTATCCCGTCCCGTACCACCAGCAACGTCCACACATGCAAGCCAGCCCCATCCTTTTGCAATCTTGACTTTCCGCCGCGTTGCACGTTCAACCTCATCACGTCCAAGAAGGAAGCCATCCTGTGATTTAGGGAATAGGCCGCGTACCTTAATCATGTACATAGGGTTATCACGCCCGCCGTACTCCGCCAGCTTCATTTTGATAAATGCTGGCGTTACCAGCGGTGATTCCTCACTGTTAAGCGTGATCGCCGTATAAACGCCATCAGGGTTACCAGGACGCTTGGCCAGTTTATGGTGAGTATCGTAGAAATAGCCGCTTGGGCGTGTAGGCTGTGACAGTAATAAGATGCGGTTATCCTGTCCGGTAAGAGCACCGGTGATGATACCGAAAGCTCTATCACTGACACCGGAGGCTTCATCGATAATATACAGAAGATGATCTGCGTGTTCACCGGCGAGAGCTTCTTCACTTCCCAGACGAAAGCCCTTCGGTACTACAGTCCATACACCTTTACCAGTAACCTCATAGAAAGCGGTTTCTGTCAGAACAAAATAATCAGCAAGCCATGGAAAACGGCTGGTGGCAGTAGCCCAGTTTATCTTGATGTACTTGAATATACCGGTCATTACCTGCTGAATTTTGTTCGCAACGATAATGGCGCGGGCACCGGGATACATGATTATGAACAACATGATCATGATAGAAGTCATGTCTGATTTCCCGGTACCGTGACCAGACGAAACAGATGTCTTGCTACCCTGTTCCTGCACAGACTCAATAATCAGATCCTGCTGCCAGGTAGGTGTTTTGCCGAACAAAACATCAGCGGCCGCAATCCAGTCATAACGATATAGCGCCACCAGCTCGCGCCAACGTGGATCCGTTACGCAACTTCTGGCCATTAATCATCATCCCCGTATAGCTTGCGGGTAACTTCTTCGTCTTCCTCCTCGTCTTCGTCCAGGTCTTGTTCCAGCCATGGGTCGTTTGATACACCTTCAGTATCAACATCTCCATAACCGCCAGTATCAACGATATCGGCGATTTCTTCCCTGCGCTGCTCAATCCACAATGCGGCATCGGCGCGGCGGTTGGCGGCCCGTTCTCGCGCAACTTTGTCCAGATCTTCAAGAGAAGGGCCACCGACGGCTGTTTGCCTTTCCTCATCATCGGTATTGGTCTTAGGAGCACGCAGATCGGCTTTGATTTGCTCCAGCATCAGGGGCGGAACTTTCCCGCCATGCGCCTCGATGAATTCAGCTGCTTCCAGCACTGACCAGTTATTTTCACGCTTTCGTTCGTATGCCAGCTTAACAATGCCAGCTTGCCCCATAGACAAAGCGTGCTTTTCCGCCTCCCGGCTTTCTTTTCGATAGTTATTCCGGATGCTGTAAATGGTGTTGATCAGGCTGCTTATCTGCGCGGAACAGCTGTTTAGCATGCTCGCGATACGGTATTCAGGCGGAGTACCTTCATCATCGTCTTTTTGCTGATCGCGCATTTCCTGCACCAGGTGAATACACGTATCCCTGGCATTCTCCAGCATAAGGAGATGAGAAAGAGACTTTTCCAGAAGAGTGGTTTCCAGAACATCGGCCCCGGACCGACGCAACATAGCGCGCGCGGCCTTCCGCGCTTCAACGTTATCTATCAGGTAATCGCCAGCTTCGAATTCAAAGCGTTCACCATCATCATCCAGGGTGTCGCGTTCCAGGCGATCACGTAAGGTACGGTGGGCGCGGGTGATCACGTCATGATCATCAGAACGATCATTTATGCGCTTATTTTGGCGCTTAGCGTTCTCGACTGCGGCACTGACAACAGCATTAACTCTTTGTTTTTCAGCCATTTCAGCCACAATGTGATCACCTGCACGTTGATCATTAGCGTGATCAATGATCATGCTTTTTAGTGGTTTCCTGACAGGCTTATTTGGCCTACGGCTGTCCGCTGTTCCGGTGTCTTCTTTGAATGCACGGAGATAACGACGTGCGGTGTTTGGGTTGAGATTAAACTCGGCGGCATATTGTGCGATGGTGTAACCACCATCTCGCGCCAGGCGAGCAAAATTCTTTTTGTGATCGTCCCAGGTCACTTATGCTTCCTTTCGTATAAAACTCTTTTTGACGCGAGGGTAACGAAAGTCACATGTCAAAAGGCCCGGAACGGGCAAGCAATCAATCAGATACGTGCGGATGTGGCATTACCGTAATGACGGTGCTGACGGACCACCTTATTGAAAAGTTGACGCGCCATCACCCAAGGCTGGTGCTCCCGGCGTTCCTTTTCGTCCTGCGTCATATAGAGTTCGTTCTGGAGTTTTTCATCAAACCGGCGCGGAGCGCGGCTGCGGCGAAAGAATTCAGGATTCAGAGAGTGGATCTGAAATCTACGTGGGCGTGTACTGTCATCAATCAAAACAGACGAATACTTAGACACAGCGATAGCCTTTAAGCGCAGATAAACATCGCGCTTATCGACATCCAGATGCGGGTATTCCTTTTCAAGAATTGCTGCGAGTTCTTTCGCTGATAGAAGAGATTTAGTGCGGATCATGTAATCCGCAATCTCGTACGATGTTATTCGTGAGTGATTTATTTCCATGAAGTGGCGTCCCTGCCAGTTAAGTAACATCCTGTCACCTACTGATTAGCCCATGTCAACTAATCAACGTCGAATATAATACCCTCGATTAAAGAAATAGCAATACATTAGAGCAATTTTATCTAACAATCGACGAATGACTTGTGATAGCGCCGACTCCAAGCGCGTAATCAAAGAACAATCGTTGATGCATCGCCAGCCTACCGTGCGTCTTCTCCCAATTATCGCGGTCACGCTCAATATCACGCTGGCATGACTGGCACAGAGGAATAGCATAAATGTCATGCGCGCATAATCGACTATGACGAACGATATAAGGCGTAATGTGAGCGCCAGCTCCCGCAGCTCCACAGCCACAGCATGGACGGGAAGCCACAAAATCCATGTACTCGGGCAATTTTAGCGATTGAAGTTTTGGTATCTTGAAATGCGCCATACCTGGGTCGGAGTCAACATCCACAGGGCATACTTTTGCACGCATCGGCGCGGCGCGTTCTTCCATCATCTGAACATATGCTGTAGCGCGATCGTCATACGGGCGAATATCCGCCTCTTTCAGAGGTCCGCTATCCTGCGGAGTAGCCTTCATCTTATTTATTGATATGCGGCAAACTTCTTCCGGCATCAGGTGCATCATGTTGCGCATGAAAGCCCACCAGCACAGTTCCTGAATACTTAAATCATGGCCATCTGAAAGCCCCATTTCCTGACGGGCGACATCCAGTATCCAGTTAACGCGATTATTATGCAGCGTTTCTTTCAGCTCATTAAAACCACGCATCCGGTAATGGTTATCGTGATGCCAGCACAACAACACCGCGCTATTGTCTCGTTCTGCGTGGACAATATGGTTGTCACACCAGCTACGATCTGCGGCCTGGCATTGCCCCTCTTTCCTGCGCAACCACGCCACCAGCGAGTCAATTCCACCAATACGGCGAAACAGTTCATCGCTGTTAAAAAACGGCTGCAACGCCTCATTTGTTGCCATAGTTTGCTCGGAAACAACGAGGCCGTCGTCCATGTGCTCGATTAACTCACGTGGCACCGGCTCCATAATAAATTTACGGCCAGCCTCCACCAGCTTTCTGACCTCCTGATCCACTTTGAACGTGGCGAGGCCAAGTTCTTTCTGTACAAAGGGAGTAATTACGGCTTTCACATCACACCTTTAATCACTGATTGGGCTTTATATGCTGCCCGGCATTCTCTGTTTAAGCACAACCATTTCCTGACGGCATAACACAGCAATAGCGGTCCTGGCACCAATTTGCTTACCAGCCAGGTATTGCTTTACCTCGCGGCGACTCACGCCATCAAGAAGCATCTTTAACGCTTCACGGGACAATTTGTTGTATTTACGTGCCATTAATCTACTCCGCAGAACCATACAATCTACGTAACGTGTCGGCGACAGAAGATACAGATATCTCTCCGGTCGCAGCCCCTACGGTAAGGTCTGCCAGTTCAGGTGAATCAAATACCTGCACCCCGTTACGGCGTAGAAATAACAGCGCACTGTTTAGCGCGGTACGCTTATTGGCATCATTGAATATATGCCCTCTCGCTGTAGCCACCAGGTAGGTGGCGGAGACTTCGAAAAGGTCGGTGATCTCTTCGTAGGCAACTCTGGCCTGAACTCTCCCGATAATGGCCTCTGCCCTACCCGGATCTGACATGCCCGGCAGGCCGCCGTAGCGGTTTATATTCGCATCATGAAGCGCAATAAGTTCTTCCGGTGATATATGCCTCATTATCGGTTAACCAGTTCCTTGTTGGTGGAGTCCAGGGTGTCAAACAGGGATGCAAATTCAGCATCCAGCGCCGCTTTTTTGTAGGCTTCGAAAGTAGCCTTGCTGACAATTACTGCTGGCTCACGGCCTCTGCGGGTGATTTCAACCTCTTCCCCGGCCTCAACATTGTTGAGCACTTCAGAAAGGTTGCCGCGCGCGGTACGGAAGTTAATGGATTGCATAAACACCTCGTGTACTCGTTATGTGTACACAATTATAAACTTCACAGGCATAAAGCACCAGCACTTTGCGGCTTAACAAACCTCTAGGCAGGTCATTCGTAGCCTAATGTCCGAACTGCTAAAGCATCCAAGTTGCTGTAGAATCACATCCAATTACATAAGCCTGAAATAAGTGGATGAAAATGACAAGTATTCAACAACGTGCAGAGCTTCATCGTCAAATCTGGCAAATTGCTAACGATGTCAGGGGTTCGGTCGATGGATGGGATTTTAAGCAATACGTTCTGGGCGCACTTTTCTACCGTTTTATCAGCGAAAATTTTTCCAGCTATATTGAAGCCGGTGATGACAGTATCTGTTATGCGAAACTGGATGACAGCGTAATTACTGATGACATTAAAGACGATGCCATCAAAACCAAAGGCTACTTCATCTACCCAAGTCAGCTTTTCTGCAACGTAGCTGCGAAAGCAAATACTAATGACAGACTGAATGCAGATTTAAACAGCATCTTCGTTGCTATCGAAAGTTCTGCTTACGGTTACCCTTCAGAAGCTGACATCAAAGGTTTGTTTGCTGATTTCGATACCACCAGTAACCGCCTGGGTAACACCGTTAAGGATAAAAATACCCGCCTGGCCGCGGTTCTGAAAGGGGTTGAAGGATTAAAACTTGGCGACTTCAACGAACATCAGATTGACCTGTTCGGCGATGCCTATGAGTTCCTGATTTCTAACTATGCGGCGAATGCCGGTAAGTCCGGCGGCGAGTTCTTTACACCGCAGCACGTCTCTAAGCTGATTGCACAACTGGCAATGCACGGCCAGACCCACGTTAACAAAATCTACGACCCGGCAGCAGGTTCCGGTTCGCTGTTATTGCAGGCTAAAAAGCAGTTTGATGACCACATCATCGAAGAAGGTTTTTTTGGTCAGGAGATCAACCATACGACCTATAACCTGGCGCGTATGAACATGTTTTTGCACAACATCAACTACGACAAGTTTGATATCAAGCTGGGCAATACGCTGACTGAGCCGCACTTCAGAGATGAAAAACCGTTTGATGCCATCGTTTCTAACCCGCCGTATTCGGTGAAATGGATTGGCAGCGATGACCCGACGCTGATTAACGATGAACGTTTTGCCCCGGCTGGCGTTCTGGCCCCCAAATCCAAAGCTGACTTTGCGTTTGTATTACATGCGCTGAACTATCTTTCTGCCAAAGGTCGTGCTGCGATTGTCTGCTTCCCGGGCATTTTTTACCGTGGCGGCGCGGAGCAGAAAATCCGTCAGTATCTGGTTGACAATAACTATGTCGAAACCGTGATTTCACTCGCACCGAACCTGTTCTTTGGCACCACCATTGCCGTAAATATTCTGGTGCTGTCTAAACATAAAACGGATACCAAAGTTCAGTTTATTGATGCCAGCGAACTGTTCAAAAAAGAGACTAACAACAACATTCTGACCGATGCCCATATCGAAAAAATTATGCAGGTATTTTCCAGCAAAGAAGATGTTGCCCATCTGGCAAAATCTGTCGCGTTTGAGGCCGTTGTCGCGAATGACTATAACCTGTCAGTGAGCAGCTATGTAGAAGTGAAAGATAACCGCGAAACTATCGATATTGCTGAGCTAAATGCTGAGCTGAAAACCACGGTCAGCAAAATCGACCAGTTGCGTAAAGATATTGATGCGATTGTGGCTGAAATTGAAGGCTGCGAGGTGCAGAAATGAGCGAGTTGAGTTATCTGGAAAAATTGCTGGATGGGGTTGAGGTTGAGTGGGTACCTGTATCAGAACTATTTCAAATTAAAAATGGGTATACACCTTCAAAATCCAAGAAAGAATTTTGGGAGAATGGAACCATTCCATGGTTCAGACTAGAAGATGTCAGAGTCAATGGTAGGGAATTAAATGATTCTATCCAACACATAAATCCATTAGGAGTTAAAGGTTGTCTGTTCCCGAAAAACTCTATTTTCATGTCTACAACAGCTACCATTGGGGAGTATGCTTTAGTAAGGGTCCCTTATTTAACAAATCAACAAATCACAAACTTTTCCATTTCTGAAAAATTCAGTGAAGCGGTCAATATAAAATATATTTTTTATAGGTTTTATGATTTCGGCAAGTGGTGTACGGAGAATGCTAATAAAAGTGGTGGAGTATCTATAATTGGACTCAAAAAACTGTCTCAATATCAGTTCCCAATCCCTTGCCCGGATAATCCGGAAAAATCCCTTGCCATCCAGTCTGAAATCGTTCGGATTCTGGATAAATTTACTGCACTTACCGCTGAGCTTACCGCTGAGCTTAACATGCGTAAAAAACAGTACAACTACTATCGTGACCAGTTGTTGAGGTTTAAAGAGGGTGAGGTTGAGTGGAAGGCATTGGATGATGTTTTTGACATTGTTGCAGGCGGCGATGCACCAAAAGATGCCTTATCCGAATTTGAGACCGAGGAATTCAGCATCCCCGTTTTATCAAACGGTATAGGTAATAAATCACTATATGGATGGACTGACAGAGCCAAGATTGAGAAACCGAGTCTCACCATATCTGCAAGAGGTACTATTGGATGGACTAGCTATAGAAGTAGACCATTCTTTCCGATAGTGCGACTGCTGGTCTTGACGCCAAAAATTAAATTAAACTTGAAGTACGCTTATTACTTCATGAAAACCATTGAGAATAATTACAAAATCCCTGAGGCAGGCATACCCCAGCTAACTAAACCGATGCTCAAAGACATTAAAATCCCCTTCCCATGCCCCGGTAATCCGGAGGAATCTTATAACGAACAAGCCAGAATCGCAGCGACTCTCGACAAATTTGACGTCTTAACAAATTCGATTACCGAAGGTCTTCCGCGTGAAATCGAGTTGCGCCAGAAACAATACGAGTACTATCGTGATTTACTGTTCAGTTTCCCAAAACCCAAAACTGTCAGTAATTAATTGACCATTGCTACAGACCGGCTCACCTTAACATCCGGTCAGTATATAGACTATTTTTTACACGCCGGAAGTCACTCTTAACTCCCTTCCGGCCCTTGCCAGACGGCACAAAGGATGCGCTATGACTCATCAGACACACACCATTGCTGAATCCAATAACTTTATCGTTCTTGATAAGTACATCAAAGCTGAGCAAACAGGCGACAGCTATCAGAGCGAATCGGACCTGGAACGTGAACTGATTCAGGACCTACAAAATCAGGGCTATGAATTTATAGCCGTAAAATCTCAGTCAGCGATGCTGGCCAATGCTCGGGAACAGCTTCAGAGCCTCAATGGTGTGGTGTTTAATGACAGCGAGTGGCGGCGTTTCACGGAGCAGTATCTGGACAACCCGAGCGATGGCATTCTGGATAAGACCCGTAAAATCCATATCGACTATATCTGCGACTTTATTTTTGACGACGGGCGTCTTGAGAACATCTATCTGATCGATAAAAAGAATCTCATGCGCAACAAAGTGCAGATTATCCAGCAGTTTGAACAGGCAGGTTCTCACGCTAACCGTTATGACGTAACTATCCTGGTTAATGGCTTGCCGCTGGTGCAAATCGAACTGAAAAAACGCGGCGTGGCGATTCGTGAAGCGTTCAACCAGATACACCGTTACAGCAAAGAGAGTTTTAACAGCGAAAATTCTCTGTTTAAGTATCTGCAACTGTTTGTCATTTCCAACGGTACCGATACCCGTTATTTTGCCAACACAACAAAGCGCGATAAAAACAGTTTTGACTTCACCATGAACTGGGCGAAATCAGACAACACGCTGATTAAAGACCTCAAAGATTTTACCGCTACCTTTTTCCAGAAACATACTCTGCTGAATGTTCTGGTGAACTACAGCGTGTTTGACAGTAGTCAGACGCTACTGGTGATGCGACCGTACCAGATTGCAGCTACCGAACGAATTTTATGGAAAATCAACAGCTCCTATAAAGCGAAAAACTGGTCTAACCCCGAAAGCGGTGGCTTTATCTGGCACACCACTGGTTCCGGTAAAACACTGACCAGCTTTAAAGCCGCGCGTCTGGCAACAGAACTGGACTTTATTGATAAAGTCTTCTTCGTGGTCGACAGGAAAGACCTCGATTACCAGACCATGAAGGAATATCAGCGTTTTTCGCCAGATAGTGTTAACGGCTCGGAAAATACAGCAGGTCTTAAACGAAATCTGGATAAGGACGATAACAAAATTATCGTCACCACTATTCAGAAACTTAATAACCTGATGAAAGCAGAAAGCGACCTGCCTGTATACAATCAGCAAGTGGTGTTTATATTTGATGAATGCCACCGCAGCCAGTTTGGAGAAGCGCAGAAAAACCTGAAGAAGAAATTCAAACGCTATTATCAGTTTGGTTTTACCGGCACACCTATTTTCCCGGAAAACGCCTTAGGCTCAGAAACGACCGCCAGCGTATTTGGTCGTGAATTGCATTCGTATGTAATTACCGATGCGATTCGTGATGAAAAAGTGCTCAAATTCAAGGTGGACTACAACGATGTGCGGCCACAGTTTAAGTCTTTAGAGACAGAAACTGACGAGAAAAAACTGAGTGCGGCTGAAAATCAGCAGGCGTTTCTTCATCCCATGCGTATTCAGGAAATCACGCAATATATTCTGAATAACTTCCGCCAGAAAACCCACCGTACCTTCCCTGGCTCAAAAGGTTTTAATGCTATGTTGGCAGTGAGCAGCGTGGATGCTGCAAAAGCCTATTACGCGACGTTTAAACGGTTACAAGAGGAAGCAGCTAATAAATCGGCCACCTATAAACCGCTGCATATTGCGACAATCTTCTCCTTTGCTGCCAATGAAGAACAAAATGCCATTGGTGAAATTTCCGATGAAACTTTTGATACCAGCGCAATGGACAGCAGTGCTAAAGAGTTTCTTGATGCTGCAATTCGTGAGTATAACAGCTATTTTAAAACTAACTTCAGCACCGACAGTAACGGTTTTCAGAACTACTATCGTGATTTAGCCCAACGGGTTAAAAATCAGGATATCGATCTGTTAATTGTCGTGGGGATGTTTTTAACTGGCTTCGATGCTCCAACATTGAACACGCTATTCGTCGATAAAAACCTGCGTTTTCACGGCCTGATGCAGGCATTTTCCCGCACCAACCGTATTTATGATGCAACTAAAACCTTCGGTAATATCGTCACTTTCCGGGATCTGGAACGCTCAACTATTGATGCCATAACGCTGTTTGGTGACAAAAACACCAAAAATGTGGTTTTAGAAAAGAGTTATGCAGAGTATATGGAAGGCTTTACTGATGCTGCCACTGGTGAAGCTAAGCGCGGCTTTATGGCAGTAGTTTCAGAACTGGAACAACGGTTCCCTGACCCTGCCAGTATTGAAAGTGAAAAAGAGAAGAAAGACTTCGTTAAACTGTTTGGTGAATACCTGCGTGCCGAGAACATCCTGCAAAACTATGATGAATTTGCCACGCTGAAAGCCCTGCAACAAATCGATCTTAGCGATCCTGTTGCGGTAGAAAAATTCAAAGAAGAACATTATGTGGATGATGAAAAGTTCGCTGAATTGCAAACGATTCGTCTCCCTGCTGAACGCAAGATTCAGGATTATCGTTCTGCCTATAACGATATTCGTGACTGGCTGCGCCGTGAGAAAGAAGCTGAGAAAAAAGAGAAATCAACCACTGACTGGGATGACGTAGTTTTTGAGGTCGATTTGCTGAAGTCTCAGGAAATAAACCTGGATTATATCCTTGGACTGATTTTCGAACACAACAGACAAAATAAAGGCAAGGGCGAAATGATCGAAGAGGTCAAACGCTTAATTCGTTCAAGCCTGGGGAACCGTGCTAAAGAGGGCCTGGTGGTCGATTTTATTCAGCAAACGAACCTGGATGATTTACCGGACAAAGCCAGCATCATTGACGCATTCTTTACGTTTGCTCAACGCGAACAGCAACGTGAAGCAGAAGCATTGATAAAAGAAGAAAATCTCAATGAAGAGGCAGCAAAACGTTATATTCGCACGTCTTTAAAACGCGAATACGCCACCGAAAATGGCACAGAATTAAACGAAACATTACCAAAACTTAGTCCGTTGAATCCGCAATATAAAACGAAAAAACAGGCAGTTTTCCAGAAAATAGTCTCGTTTATTGAGAAGTTTAAAGGCGTAGGCGGAAAAATATAGCCTAATTCGTGTTTTTCTTGCGGGTTCTTAATTAAACCCGCATGAGACCGTGGGGTTCCAAATGGCTAATATACTCCCTTACCCATGCGCGACGATGCCGCCAAAAGTGATAGAGAACAGCCAGAAATAGATCGCGGCCATAATGATTTTGAATGCCGTGTTCATATTTTCAGCTCCTGTGATTGATTGGATACATGCCGCGCCTTGCGGCATGTTTTTATTTTCACTTTCTCTGCTTTAAAAAGCAAGATTTATTAGAGCAATTATTGTTGATGAAGAAGCGCATTTTCGTACTCTCTGACCATTAACGTAAGCACGCCGTGATGCCTGAAAACACGCGCTACTTCAATCTTATCTTCCAGCGCGAACGCAATTTTACTTAGACCAATTTTCTTAAGGAGATCAATCTTTGCTGGACCATCATTTCTGTCATCGGTGGCAGGACGCATAGATAGCAAAGGCTCAGCCCCGTTTGTTACGTGCTTACGCAACCAGGCTCGTGTTTTATCCCTGGCTATCTCACAGCGCCCGGTTACAAACCAGAGCGTGTAAATGCAGGACAACTGGCGCACCATATCAATAACTGGAGTTATGGGTGTATCGGTGTCACAGGCGAGATTAAACTCGTTCCAGTCCTTTGTTAATGCACCTTTGCCTGGTGGCGGAAGCAAATGCAGCCTGTCTTCAGTTGCTTCTGATATTGTTCCATCAATATCGACTACGACGATGTACGGACGTTCCAGGTGTGCCTGTTTGTTGAAAATACTCAAATGCCCTCCTCATTGGACGAAAAAAATGCTGGTGGGTGCACTCCACCAGCATTAAAAGTGACACTGTAACTATCAGCGAACGTAAATAGTACCGCCGTTCTCTTTTTCCCATGCATCGCTACGTGCATAGCAAACATCGAGAAGTCTTCTTGCCGCTGTTTCCTCTAAACCCAATTCGACAACCAACTGCTCATGACGGCGGGTAACCACATCAAACAGGGTATGCAGCCCTTTAGCTGCCAGATCATCAATAAATTCCGGTTCGAACGGCAGCTCTGCCTCTGCCAACATAACCTCTTGCGCCCACTCAACTCGACGGACCAGTTCCGGGCGGCGGCTTTCCATCTCTTTACAGATCAATTCATGGAAGAACTCTACCCAACCTTCCGGCTGGAACTCGCGGAAAATGGCCAACGGCTGGAAGTTTGGCATCAACCATTCGTTGATACGGATATCAATGGCATAGCCCATGTCGCAGCAGAACTGATAAGCAAAGTCCAGCTTAGAAACGATATAAGGACGCTCGTTATTGAACTCTTTAGGCGATGAGATCCCATAAGCCAGGAGGCGCGGGAAGAATGAGATTTGCCCTAACGTCGGATGAAGTTTGCTTGCAGGGAAATGGCGCTCAGTAATGCCATACATTTCCTTCTTGAGCGTCGCAAATTTGGCATTCTCATTAACCAGCGCGGTAACCTCTGCTTTTTTATTAGCAAATGCCACGCGCGCTTCGCTTGCATCTTTAATAGTTTTTTTGAGCTGTTGGTTAAGGTCGGCGACCTGTTTACGCAGTTCCTGCCGCTCGCTTTTAGCTTTGTTATAGCGTTTCTCAAGGTTAAAAGGATCAAGTTTCATGATCTCTTTATATTGAGATTTTAGCGTTGAAATCTGTGAGTTCCGCAGTTCAACCATCGCGGTCATTTCATTGAGTTTTGTTTCCAGCTCAATGCTTATACGTTCGGCATTATCAGCACGCTGGTTGGCGTCATGCGTCGCATCGTCGATCGCGTCCTGTTGCTGGCGTTTCAAATGTTCAATTTGCAGCTGAAGCTCTTCAATTTCTTTACCCTTCAGACCGAGATCCAACTGCATATTTTCAGCTGCATCTACCAGGGAGTTATGGCTATCAGCTTCTGCGTTATAAACATCAATAAGCTGTGCGTGAAGCATCTCCGCTGACTGAACCGCATTATCAAAAAAACGTGCTGTGAGGTCATCACAACTAACGCGGCGTTGCGCGGCCCGGATGTTCTGGATAATGGCCGGGATACCGGCATTCAGGACATCAGGGATAGATACATTTTCGATTGATTGGTTTTGTGCTGAAGTGCTCATTTCAAAGTTCCGTATTAGCTTGTGCTTCGGTCATTTTTCCTAAGTATGAAGGTGGAAGGACTACGCAATTTGTATCCAGTCCCTCACCTATGGCAGCCTGTAAAATTCTGGCTAAGGTGAGTCTCTTGTTGCGATACCTGGTGATGACATGCCTGATACCGCCGGTCGGCGTAACAAAGGCGATCAGCCAGTAGTGATATTTCCGTCGGAATGGCCACATAGTGCACCCTGTAGATTGCTCTAATAAAAAACTTGATGAGTGTACATCACGTTTTAAAAATATGGAATTATTAGAGCAATATTATTCTGATGCTTGCTCAAAAAATGAGCTGATAAGGGGAAGCCAATCCTCTGACACTTCGCGAGGTCGCGGTTTGCCGTGGAAAAAGATTATTCGGCAGTCTTTTGGTAATGCCCCATTCCCCCTGGAGTAACGCGCGCTCGCATATTTTGAACCAGGTTCCACAACATCGGCCTTGTAACTTACAAACCATCCTGGATACAGATCCTGAAATGCTGGTGTATCATCGCCCATAACCTTTCGTAAGAACCCCTGGTCACCCCAGCACTCAGTAGTGACACAACGAGAAATCCAACCTTCCGGATCTTGCCAGAATGAACTCCAGATATGCGCTTTAACACTATTTGGTATCCACAGGGCACCGCTGCCACGATATTGTGGATGGTAAAAATCCCTAAGCATGGTGAAGCTGGTTGGTGGATGCTCTAGGATTGGGCGTATATCACCAGCAATAACCGTGTCCAAATCCAGATAGAACAGATCATCGGTTATATCCGGTCGGAACAACTCGATTTTCGCCCACCAGCCACGGCACTTTTGCCACTGGTTGATCAATGGGACAACTTTGACGCCAGGTACATGTAAACGCTTCAGGTCTGTCAGGCAAATAATTTCATAGCCTTTTGGCAGTTGATTAACCAGCCACTGCACATCGGAAGCGTTATAGTCACCACCAGAGCGAAAAACTAAAGCAATCTTCATGCTGCACCATCACCTTTCACTTTCATCAATGTCAGGTTTCCGCAAAATACGGCACCAGTGTCGATATACTGCTGATTCCAGAATGTCTTCGGGCTTTTCACCGGAGTGTGACCAAAGATAAAACGATCTGCGCCCGAAATTTCGCCACCAATATCATCCATCGAATCACTGATACGCTCGCGCGCCCAGACAACGTTGAAAAGCGGCACCTCCTTACCGAATTGGTATTCATTATCCGGATAGTCGGCATGGGCTATAACGATAGTTTCTTGCCCGGTGTTCAACTCAATGATATAGGGCAGACGCTTTACCAGCTCCACCAGCGCCCAGGCTAATATTTCCTGATCAGTGTCCAGCATGAAGAACCATTGTCCGCCATTCATTAGCCAGTTATTCACGTTGCCATCTGGACTTAACGCATCAATCATCAGCCGCTCATGGTTCCCCATCACTGCCCTGAACCAGGGCATCTGCAATAGTTCCAGACATTCGACATTTTCAGTACCGCGATCGATAAGGTCGCCGACCGATATCAGTAAATCCTGCGCCGGGTCAAAATCCACACGATGGAGTTCGGACATCAGTCTGGTGTAGCAACCATGCAGATCACCAACAACCCAGACATTCCTGTATTTGGTACCGTCGATACGGTGATAAATTGTGGGTGCCATCATGTATTCTTCAGCCATTCTTTAAGAGTCATCTGCGGAATACCTCCCATTTTCCCGCATGAAACAACGTCAATCTGTTCACGCGCAGACTGGAATAACAAAGGCAGGTGACTTAGATTTTTTGGCGTGCCGCCGGAGTGAACGCGTAGTTCTTGCGTAGCGTCAACGCCCACCAGAGCTACATGTTTGAATCCGATATGGAAAGCCAGGTTCAGAGCACCATATGCACTATTGCCGCTGGCAATTTCATTCTCATCTTCGCAAAGGCCGAAATGTGCGGACCAGCGCCACGCCCACCACTCGGGAGAATTCGTATTTTTTGGCTCCATGCCGCGTTCAGCCACACGACGGAAGCACAGAACGCCATCTCTGACTTCACGTTCTTTAACATCGGGTAGTGCCATGCAATAACAAACACCACGGCGACGGCGGCCACGACCAACGCGCCGCATATTGTCTGGGGATGGATCAAGGGTGAAAAAATAAGAAGCGCGGTTAAGCCAGTCGATGGCCCCATTGACCGCTATAATCGGCACTCCGCGCGGCGCAACAAAGTTTGCGGCGCTTGGGCCACTGCCGACGATAATAACGCGATCACTGCCTCTAAATTTATTCTTGGGAAACATTGAATTGCACTGCTCCTACTTGCATTCAAAATATGTAAATCTGCGTGTTTTTTGCGGGTATCCAGGAACTGCTGTTGCCATTTTGAAATAGACACCTGCGTTGGATTCCGTAGTGCTTGAGGGTGCGCGCCATGCCAATGAAGGCCGTTTTGCAGAGAACAGTCATAGCCGACTAATACCACTACTTCAGCCCCTGATTCAGCAGCCAGACTGATAGCCTGCGCGCCGCTATTTACCCCTTCCGCCGGTCCACAATATCGCCTGTACTCCAACGAAAATGATTTCGCCGCCGCCAGGTTGGCTGTCACTTTGCGGAATCTCCCTCCCGGTATGGTGGATCCGTATTGCTTCCACCATGACAAATCACCGGCGTATAAGGCATAAATGTCATCGAACATCTGCCAGGAATTGTTAACCGCGATGATTGAACAGCCAGTTTTTTCTATAGCAGCACAGTCCTCACGAGTGAGTGACGGACCGCTACCGACACAAAAAACAGTCCTAGTCGCCCTGGGTGGTATGTTCATTCTCAGCTGCAAATTCAGCCTCCAGGCGAGCATTCATTTCAGCGATTACAGGGTCCACTACAGCATCTGTTTCCTGTTCATTACGCGGCATGACCGATGCCAGCGACTCATAATTAACCTTGGATGACACGATTATTCTCCCGATGTTAAAGTGCACTACCACAAAGAGCGTACATGCACTAATTAATTTATTATTTTAAGCAGCATACAACCACTTGTCGCCGTTCAATACATGCTCAATAGCCTCACCCTTTTTAAGGCTTATGTATTCCAGGATGGCGGTTATCGCTTGTTCTGCACCATACGCAAGAACGACGTAGTAACCTTCCTCTCTAAGCCTGCGCATCCAGGCGATCTGCTCTTTCGTCGGGGCTTTACCATTTGGTTCTTTAAGCTCAATTCGCATGCCGTGATAAATACCGCATGCTTTATCGAGACTCATGTCCGGATAACCTTTTTTCTGCCCTTCAGCCTTCATTTTCCCGGCGGTTGCTTTTGAACGTTTCCCTCCGTTAGGCGTTGCATGCAACAGCTCATAGATGTCAGGGTGCTTGCGTTCGAAGTAATCAAAAATGAAAACCTGCTCGAAGTGCTCGCAATTTCCGTCGCGCAGGTCTGGGTTCTTTGCCAGTGCTGCAAGTGCCTTCGCATGTGGAGAAACTTCTTTTACCGGCGCAAGCGATAAGAATGGATCCTTTTTGGTTTTTGGCCTGGACCGCCCCTTATTTCGACGCTCACTAAAAGCCTGAAACTCTTCCTCAGTAAAGCGCAACATAATCAGTCAAATCCTGCCGGTCGCATGCCATATTTACGCTGTTTTGCGGCCTGCTCTTCCCTGTGCCATTGCGCACATTCAGCGTCACAATAAATGCCTGATTCAATCGATTCATTGCAGTAACGACACTTCCCTGTAAATACCTGGCTCACGACCTGTGCCTGCTTTCTGATGTTATCGATGGCCATGTCTTTGAGAGCTTCTAACTGATTCATGCTCAGCTCTGCATCATCAACACGTTCTGCCAATTTTGTTTCCTCGTGAAGAACCTACTTAAGGGCAGAATGATACATTTCACAATCAAAATTGCACTAATAATTTTCTTTTATTGAGTTAAATATTCAACAAATGACTAGCGGTAGAATCACCATCATCTATTTCTGGCAGGCTGACTATGGCTACATCAATCACTACAACCCAAAGCACCCGGCAATATCCTCTGTCGCGGTATGACGACCGCAACATAGCCGATCCAATACTCAGGGCAGAGCTACGCAAAGAGGTGATGCTTATGTGTGAATCGAACGACAAGAATCTGACGATTTATTACGTTCTTCCCGATGAGCAATATCGCCCGGATTTGCTGGCTTACCGTATGTGGGGCATAGCAGAGCTACGCTGGGTTGTGACGCTCGCCGCCGGGCTTGAGGATGAGTCTCAGGGTATGACTGTTGGCAAAAAATTAAAACTCCCACCTGCCACCTGGATCCGCGAAATGATTCGCCATTTCCAATACGACGGCCAGGTAATAGGGACATTATCCATTGCGTAAGGGAAATGAATGCCAACTGAATATGCTCGCGACAACCTTGGTCGCTATCAGACTGATGGATTAAGTGCAAAAGACTTTAACAAGGTCTTCGATCTTATCCGTAAACAGCAGCGTCAGAATCGGCGAAACGCGCGACGTACACTCACCCCAAGGATTATGGGGATGCGTAACCGCGAACTTGAGGCATTCCTCAGCCTTGGGAAAAAGAAAGATGGCACCTACTTTACGCCCGAAGATATACGCAGTTTCAACACCTCAAGGCAGTCTCATAAAACCAAATTCAAGAGCACGGTACCCGGCATTACCTATGCTCAGCTGGTGGCGCAGTCCACCAGCATTGATATAAAACGCGCTAACAACAAAGTTTCTGATGGCACAGGGATCAAAGCCGCGACATTCCTCGGGCTAAAACACAACCTTGCATTGATATCTGTTAATGCCTCGGATGAGTCGGTCCACCAGCATCACCGTGTCAGAATTCGATTTGAGGAATGGGATAAAGCCGTTGAGGAAATTGCTGAAGACGGTGCGAAAAAAGCCCGAATCGCTGCCGATCTCTGCAAGGGCCGGGTATCTTTCGACTGTGATTGTGGACGCCATCAATACTGGTATCGTTATATGGCCACGGCTGGTAACTATGCTGTCGCGCCGCCAAAAGAGTATGCATTCCCCAAAATCCGCAACCCTGATCTGACTGGTGTGGCTTGCAAACATGTTTTGCACGCTATGACGCGTTTTCAGTCTCCCACATGGCACAAGGTCATCATTATTGCCCTGGAAAAAGCAGCTGAACAGGTAGCCTTCGGCGATGACAAGCGGAAGACAACAACCTATTTCAAAGGCGAACTGGCTAAATCGCTCGCGCGCAACCGGACAACAACGACGGATCAGGCTAAAGCTGCGCGTGAGTATGAGCTGTATCTGAAATCTCAGGATGCATTAGGCAAAAAACTACGCGCAAAAGATAGCGCCACGGACAACGTTCGCCGGTTGTTAAAAAAAGCTCGCACCACGGCAAACAGGAAGAATGCCGAACTAAAAGCCTCGCGGGTGAGAGAAGCCCAGGCTCGCGCTGAAGCCGACGCTCTCAAAAAAGCCCTGCAAACGCAGGCGAACAACCTCATAAAGTTTTTCATGAGTCAGGGAATGGACAAGGCCGCTGCCACTGCGCAGGCGCGAAGCATTCTTGAGACACAAATTAACGAAGCCCGTAAACGGAAAGGATAATCGATGGCTGGTTTCTTTGATGACATGTTTGAGGACACAGAACCATCACAACAAGTGACTGGTGATAACCTCCCGGACACCGAATCGGATCCGGATATTCCAGGCGAAGGTTCTGAACTGATTGAAGAGGAAGATATTGATGCTGAAATCGAAACCGATGGTGTTAACGTTGGTAATATTGTTGATCCTGTGGAGGACAATCACCTTCCCAATCTGGATCACGGCCTGCTTAGTGATTCTGGTGTGCGCCACCGTTATCAAGGTCATGCAGTTTTTAATAACCTTGTGCGGATGGACTGGCTCAAAGCAATCAAGCTAGACCCTGACTCATTCGATGCAGTTCTGTATCGCGCAATACCTTACAGAAACAAAAATGCACCTGAAACGGCACCTGAAATAATAGAACCGAACCAACGCATATATGACTATCAGGATCCAGAACTGATAACGGCCCTCGACTGCCCGGATGAGATGGACGCCTTCTACGCGCTATACGACGGCAGTGATAATACGGGAATTAGCGACAGTGCTTTAATCCTTCGGTTGGCCGCCGTTAATGTGCCAGTGGGTTCTATGCTCGAATGGCTGGAACAGCTGTCAGACGGCACAACCATTCGCCGCTTCTGGTACATCCATAAAATATTCAATTACGGCACTGCCAGGGTAGGCAGTTTGTTTTATTGCGTGCCTTCACGCGCCTTTGAAGGGAATTTCATCGGTGATTCTGAATAATCAGGAATGGCTACTGGCCATCTTTAAGAAAAAAGGTCTTACTCCAACCGGTAAGCTGGAATTTGCCACTATTGATGGCATTGATTCGGCGCTCGCACAGGCTTTAAACGAAGCGTTCGACTCACAAGTTGTCAGCTTTAATGATCGCATTAACCAGTCGTTCCGGGAGTTCCTGAAACGCACACCAAGAGATCGCATAACGCTCGGCACTTTTAGTGATGTGAAGGAGTGGTTGTCGTCATTTGAAGCCGATCGCGCCGGGCGCAAAGATACAGCCTCTGCTGGCCCGGTAAATAAGCTGGCAATGCCGCTTGTGAATCTGTCTCGTTCTCCCGCGTTTTCAATTTATGAAGGTGAACTGTGCCGGGATAATTACGATGAAGGGCATGTCACCAATGAAAATGATGAGATTGAAGCCCTGGTATCTACTATCCCTTTCTCACTGGAATATTCGCTATGGATAGCCAGTGACGAGAAGGAATCTCTTGGGATGGTTACAACTGCATTAGCATTCTGGCTACGAATGTATGCCAGCCTCGGGCAGGCATCTTTCACTCACATTGCCAATGTCGGCGGTTATGAGATACCGGTTACCTGTTACATAGAAGGGCAAAAATCAATCGCATTTCAGGATCTGACCACCGGCACCGCCGACAACAGGCTGTTCGCGGTTGGATTGAACCTCACCGTTGTGGCGGAGCTTCCTATCCTGGCTTATATGCAGCAAACCACCGGCACCATAACGGTAAAAGCGAAAATTCTGGAGGAATGAGATGGCCACAAAGACCACCACAGCCCCGGAAACTGATTCAAAACGCACTCAGCTATTCCTGCAATCTGTTTCAATTGGGCAGAACGAAATCCCTCGCGAAATGATCGTAGGATGTACCTATGTCGAACCTGGGGAGCTATCTGGTCCCCAGCTTATGCTCATGATCAGGGATTCAACGGCTTACGTGGTCAATAAGCTGGGGGTGAAATTTGGTACAATACTGACAGTTTCACTTGGTGATCCGGAAGGTCATGGCGGCATCCTCTTCTCGGAAGAGTTCTTTGTTCTTAAAGCGCCGCGCAAGGACGATACTGTACTGATTTACGCGTTTAGTAACCCGGTGCGGTTATTAAAAGTTCCGTCCACCAGCGCACAGTATTTTGTTGATAAGCCCCCATCAGCCGTAGTTTCCTCTCTTGCCCCTGGTCTGAAGGTAAATGCTGACTCATTCAGAAAAACATCCACATACCACCTAAATGTTGGAGAAAAACCGACCAAGGTATTGCAGGAGATAGCCCGGGATACCGGTTCTATGTGCTGGGCATCCAGGGGGATGATCAATTTTAAAAGTATGGAAAAAATGGCAAACGCCGCTCCATCGCTTACTTATGAGTCCGCCAATCCCAACACATCCGGATTTACAATTAGTCAGTTCAACATCCTGAATGCCGATTATGAATACCAGCGCCGCCACAATTACAGAATGGCCAGTTATGACATGACCAAAGGTGTGGTTTACTCAGGTAACCAGGAAGACCCCATTAAATTTACGAGCAATCCCGATCCTACCGCGCTGGCGAACTACAACAAATTCATTCTCCCCCGCCTCGATATGCTGGTGGAAGGAAATGCCGCGCTAACTCCGGGTACGACGCTGAAAATTGTCGTGCATAACACGGCAGGTGACGGAGAACTCGATGAATCTATCCCTGACAAAATGATAGTGATGTCCGTGACTCATTTCGAAGACCGCTTTCGTTTTGTCAGCCGTGCACAGTTAGGAGTGGTGAATGGGTAGTTTGACAGGGAAGTATCGGGCTGTAGTGATAAGCGTCGATGACCCTAAAGGTCTGATGCGTACACAAATACGTGTTGTCGGCATGATGGATGGGTTACCAGATGCCTCATTGCCGTGGGCAGAAGCTATATTGTCCAATGCAAACACGTTTTCACCATTTCTGCCCGGCGATAAAGTATGGGTAGAATTTCCCTACAATGGGGATTCGCGATGGCCATTGATAATCGGTTATGCACAGGATGCATCCGGTGGCGCTCCCAATGTGCCGCCTGAAGCGTCAGGACAAGGTGAAGGCTATGTACCGCCTGAAGTTGAAGGTGCACCAGCACAACCATCAACCAGCGCCAAAAAAGACTTTATTTCGTCGCGGAACGGACTAATGGAGATCCGGACGGCGGGCGGAGCCTGGGCCGTTACGCACTTGAAAAGTGGAACAACAATCGGGTTCAACGAGGCCGGGGAGTTATATGCCATTTCTCAAGGTCCGGCATTCATCTCTTCCGCAGGAAATCTCGATATAAAGTCAGGCGCGGATGTCGCCCTGAAGGCGGGGGGAAGTATGGCGATAGAGGCCAGCGGGAATCTATCCATAAAAGCCGCTCAAGTCTCTGTTGACAAGGCTTAAGAAAAGCCCGGCGTTCGGGCTTTTCTGTTATGACGGGTTCAATTTTTTATCCGTTACCGCGCGACGGTTTCTGCGTGATAAACGTCTCAAGCATCTTTTCCGCAATTGCCGACCAGGTGTGACACTGGACCTTTTCAGCATTTTTCACGCGATCAACGCGAGCAATAACCTCATCCCAATCAATCCGCGACTTGATAACCATATGGTTCACCAAAGCCAGGCGATCTGGCGGAAGGCAATCGGGAGGCGTTAATACCAACGCCCCGCACATTGCCGCCTCAAGAACAGTTAATCCAAGGCTTTCGGGATGCGTAACGATAAAAACGTCACTCTTACGCAATTCAGCTGCAAATTCGGTTGCTGGCACCGGCGTCCGTCTGTATGGAATTACCGAAATATTCCCCGGATCAATGGTAACCAATCCGTCATCAGTCAACGTTCTGGCCTCATACGGAACGGTCAGACGCTGAAGGTTCATAAGGATACTTAAGGAGTGATCAAAACCACTAACATCAAATGCAGCGTGGTCTACAAAAATACGCAGAACATCGTCCGTTTTGGTTTCCAGATGGAACAGCTCCTGATTCGCTGCCCATCCAACATGTTTGTTAAAGCGATTATGACGTTCTAACCGACCGGGATTATCCAGGTACCGCCAGGTATCATCGCGGACAGTAAAAGTAATATCGACTGGTGCCGAATCCAGCATAGAACCGTCATATACCTGGGCTACCCATCCAGAGAATCGGCGACACAGTTGCATGCCTATTTCCCTGGGTACCGTAGTAAAATACCTCAATCCTGGTGCCAAAATGGCCTTCGCAGAACATGCTGTCGCAGCAGTCAACACAGCTTCAACATAATCCTCGGGGCTTTCGACGCCAGGGGAATATGGACGATGGTATTGCATTGTTACCCCTGCCTCACTAAAGGCGCAGGCCAGGTTATAAGACCACATTTCCGTATATGTTTTCACATCACTGATGGCTGCAAATTTTCGCCCAATGATCAGGATGTTCATCGGCTTTTCCTCATTCCATTGCATTAATAATCCTCTTGCCAGTCAGCACCGGCATAGTTATCAAACCGTGAGTATTGGCCGTTAAAAGCCAATCTCACCGTGCCAATTGGGCCATTTCGTTGCTTTCCGATAATTACCTCGGCAATGCCCTTCATTTCGCTATCCGGGTGATAAACTTCGTCGCGATACAGAAACATAATCAGGTCTGCGTCCTGCTCAATTGCTCCTGATTCACGTAAATCTGAATTTACCGGTCGTTTGTCCGCACGCTGTTCAAGCGATCGATTAAGTTGTGACAATGCCACCACCGGTACTTGTAATTCCTTCGCCAACGCCTTCAGTGAGCGAGAAATCTCGGCAATTTCCAGCGTTCGGTTATCTTGCAGCTCGGGGACGCGCATAAGTTGCAGGTAGTCGATCATAATCATGCTCAAACCACCATTTTCTTTATAAACACGACGAGCGCGGGAACGTAGCTCTGTCGGCGTCAGGGCGCTTGAGTCATCAATAAAAATATTCTGCTTGTCCAACAGAATACCCATTGCGCCAGAAACCCGCGCCCAATCCTCGTCGTTAAGTTGCCCTGTCCGAATACGAGTCTGATCAACGCGTGCAAGAGAAGCCAGTGAGCGCATCATCAGCTGGTGGCTCGGCATCTCAAGGCTAAAAACCAATACGGGCTTATCGTTACGAACTGCGGCATTTTCGACGAGATTCATCGCAAACGTGGTCTTCCCCATAGATGGGCGGGCGGCGACAATGATGAGATCGGACGGCTGAAGCCCTGCCGTCTTCTTATTGAGATCGGTAAATCCCGTATCAAGCCCCGTTACACCATCATGTGGTCGCTGAAACAACTCTTCTATGCGAGATACCGTTGCATCGAGAATGCTGGCGATATCTTTTGGACCACTACCGCTCTTTTGTCGTTTTTCAGCTATTTCAAAAACGCGGCGCTCGGCCATATCCAGCAATTCATTGCTGCCCCTGCCATCCTGCGCATATCCAGCTTCGGCTATTTCATTTGCGACGGAAATCATTTCACGAACAACCGCGCGTTCACGAACGATATCCGCATAAGCACAAATATTTGCCGCGCTGGGCGTGTTCTTTGACATCTCCGCAAGGTACGCAAAACCACCGGCGCGTTCTAATTTACCGTTCTGTTCAAGTGCTTCAGCAAGTGTTATCAAATCAATCGGTTTGCCATGACTTAATAACCTCTCCATCTCACTGAAAATTTCACGATGAGCACTGGTATAAAAATCATCAGCAACTATACGATCTGCAACTTCATCCCAGCGGCAGTTATCAAGCATTAAGCCACCAAGTACAGCTTGTTCTGCACTAAGGGAATTTGGCATGGATTCAAGAGGGGATGCAGACATTAGCACTCCACCCAGGCGTGCTGAATGTCAGATATAATCGGCATACTCAAATCACTCCTAACGATATGAGTCATCACCAGAAAATCAGGATTAATGCGCCGGACTCTTCCCGGCTGTCACACCGAATCGCCAGGATGGTGAATCCGCAGTCCGACGCTATGAACGGGGCTTGCACATTCCGGCTACCTGGTTTGTTGCCTGAGCTAGGGGAAAAGGTAACCCCTTTAACATCACCAGACCGCTAACGACGCATGTGCCAGACGCCGTGTTACAACCAAATATGGTGGCCCCTACCGGACTTGAACCGGTGACCGTGCGATTATGAGTCGCCAGCTCTAACCACTGAGCTAAGGGGCCGGATTACTGTTTACTAAGTGCTTCAATGGCGCTAACAATGCCGCCTACAACTATGGCAACAATGATAATGAGAACAATTGGATACTTGTCAGCAAAATCCCAGAAGCCCATCACTGATCCTTCGAAGCTGTTTTAAATATCGGCCATACCAATGTTACAGCTACTGCCACCAACGCCCCGTCCGATAAAACTGACAGGATTGTGCTGGTGAAATCCACCAGCACGGACAGCAAGAGAAAACCAATGGCGATTGCGATACGTGCCTTGCTTGCCATTACAGATAATCTTCCACACGAAGACCTAAACGACGGCCTACTTCTTCCAGTACTTTGTGTTCTGCTGGCTCGATTTCACCGTCCGCTTCTGCAATTGTCAGCATGTTAACGAATACTTCTTCCGCTTCTTTTGGATCGTTTTTGATATCTTCAATTTCGCGAAGGATATTCATGCGACCAACACGGAAGCCAGCTTCCAGTTGCTCGGTAAAGCGGGTAATTGTTGCAGTAATTTCGTTACCAAAATGACTAAGACGCGGATTAGAGCGGACAAGCTGATCAAGTTTCGCTGTTTCTTCTTTTTCGATTTCACCATCAGCGGCAGACACCAACAAACAGCCACCGATAATGGCCTCCATCAGATCGCGATTCTCAACTTTTTTCAGCTCTACTTTTGCAGAAGCAACTTTCTTGCCGAACAATTTACCGAACATTGGTTATCCCTCAATAAAAGTGACATATTTATTAGATTGCGGTGCCGGGTGCCTCCCGGTGTCCTTTGGCTGGTTATCCACCGTGGGCGGGGAAACAAGGAGAAATAATGGACAGATATAACCATTTCCCCGCATGCGCTTAGCCGCATTCACCGCAACGGAAAGAGCATTCTTGGTGGACCTGTAGATTGGGATATGACCCCGTTACGCCAGTGTTCTCAACGTTGTAGTGCCGGTTACGGTTCCGGCCAGGCCTCTTCCTCAACGGGGTGTTCTCCATACGGACTACCGTTTATTGGTCGTTCCTGCGGTTTATATTGTGAAGCCAGATGCTTATCTTCTGGTTGCTTCAAAGAGCTGCACTTCATCACAACGGTAAGGGTACTTCGTAGGGATTCGAACCCTCTGCCAAGCACGGCGATCTCCGACGTCGCAAAATACCCTTACCTGTTGTGTTGGTGCCGGTTAACGGACTCGAACCGCTGACGACCCGTTGATTAACAGTCAACCGCTCTAACCGCTGAGCTACACCATCACTTGCCGGGTACGTCTCCGGCGAGGGCTTCCACCTCCGTATGCTTTTCGGCGCACCGTGCCCTGGCTGCAATTCGGTAACAGGGGATGCATAACCCTGGCTTCCAGCGTGATTAGCGCCTTCAGCATGACGGGATATACCCGTAAATTTGTTGGACAGTACCAAAAGTGCTGTTAAGCACCGACTGTTACGCTGAAAATGACGTAACAGGTAAGGGCACTGACCAACAGATGGCCCCTTCTCGTTCATCTGGTTAATCACACCAGCGCCCTTACCTGTTGTGCCTCCCCGTTCCCTAATACACAGACGGGGACACTCTGCGGTCGATTTTTTGACGGGGGACGACTCATACCCCGTGGCGTCTGGCTTCTTAGGCCGCTACCATCATCAGATCATCGTTTGCATTTACTTTAATGGTCAGTTTATAAACCGCCGCAAAGTCGCTAACCATGACGAAAACCCTGAAAAAACGCCCACCCGAAGATGGGCAAACTGGAAGCTCGTAACGCACTTCGGTGTTGCCACTTAGGCGTATGGTCAACCTGGCAACTCGGCGTCATGATGGGGAAGGAGTCACTACCCCGCCATACTTGCCGCCGCGCCTGTCGCGGCTAACAGCTAAATCGCTCTATAAATCACGATTCATTGAGGCGATATTACACTAATAAATTTATTAGAGCAATATACCAAAAACGTCATGAGCTACACCTCGAGTGTCCCCCTTACAAGACACAGAACGTCTGGCAAAAAGAGGTTCCACTCTGAAGCCACTGTCATGATAAAGCTCTCTGATGTTTGGCGCGCCACTGTTAGTAATGAGAACCACGGCAGCCTGGCGGCTGCAAATTGAAAACCGCCCCGGTTCGTCCTGTTGTTGCCGCACGCCCCGCAGAATATGTATGCTCTGAGGACCTGTTTTATTAAGGACTCATCCCCTTATGTTGACCCGCAAAAGTATCGATACAGTTCTGCTCTCTGTTGGTGCTGAGAAGCTCTCACAACGAGAATGGGACTGGATGAAAATGCTCAAACCCATGGACCCACCACCTGCGATGGTGACGACCTCCATCCTGAAGCGCCGTGGCGATACAGCAGCCCTTACCCTGCTACAGGATACCGGGGTTTAATCCATCCTCATGTTGTCCGGTTTTACTCCCCGCCCTCTGAAACGTCTGTTCACAGCCAACCAGTGCTGGACGTCCTTCCTGGATGCGGGCGGTCTGCGCGATATCGAGGTTGAAGCCGTCACCAAAATGCTGGCCTGCGGCACACGGATACTGGGTGTAAAAGAGTTCGGGTGTGATAACCCGGACTGTCAGCACGTAAAGTACCTGACCAACTCATGCGGCAGCCGTGCCTGCCCGTCCTGCGGAAAGAAGGCCACAGACCTGTGGACAGCAACACAGCTGAATCGTCTTCCTGACTGCGACTGGGTACATCTGGTCTTCACCCTGCCGGACACGCTGTGGCCGGTGTTCGAAAGCAACCGCTGGCTGCTGAATGACGTGTGCCGTCTGGCGGTGGAGAATCTGCTGTATGCCGCCCGAAAACGGGGGCTGGAACCCGGTATCTTCTGCGCCATCCACACGTATGGCCGTCGTCTCAACTGGCATCCGCATGTACATGTGTCTGTAACCTGTGGAGGTCTGAATAAGCATGGTCAGTGGAAAAAGCTGAGCTTCCTGAAAGACGCGATGCGTTCACGGTGGATGTGGAATATGCGGCAGCTGCTTCTGAAAGCGTGGTCAGAGGGGATGGCAATGCCGGAGTCGTTGTCACATATCACGACGGAATCACAGTGGAGAAGCCTGGTGCTGAAATCCGGCGGAAAATACTGGCATGTGTACATGTCGAAGAAGACAGCCGGAGGGCGGAATACGGCACGCTACCTGGGTCGTTATCTGAAGAAGCCACCAATAGCGGCTTCCCGACTGGCTCATTACAACGGAGGGGCAAGCCTGAGCTTCCGTTACCTGGACCACAAAACGGGAGAAACGGCGACGGAAACGCTGACACAGCGTGAGCTGGTCGCGAGGCTGAAACAGCACATCCCGGAGAAGTTTTTTAAGATGGTGAGGTACTTCGGGTTCCTTGCCAACCGTGTGTGTGGAGAGAAGCTGCCGCAGGTGTACCGTGCACTGGGGATGGATAAACCGGAACCAGTGGCGAAAGTGTGCTATGCACAAATGGTGAAACAGTTCCTGAGTCGTGACCCGTTCGAATGCGTGCTGTGTGGCTGCCGGATGGTATACCGCCGGGCCATTGCGGGGCTGAATGTATCAGGGCTGAAGAAAAACGCGCGGGATATCAGTCTACTGAGGTATATGCCGGCCTGACACAGGCTAAGTGTGCCCGGGAATCGGTGAAAGTATAAAAAACAGCCTGTTACGGTATAAAAATCGACCATACAGAGAGGGAAACCACCGGAGTGGTGGGAAAAGCAGAAAGGCTCACGTGGCATAAGGCGTGGACAATGGTATCGACTGGTTTTTCAATTTCCTATACGTGAACATGGTCTTCTCATCGAAAGCATAGAATAATACAGCGTCCTTCCAACCGGCTTTGTTGGCCGGTTTTTCACTTATCCACATTATCCACTGGATAGATCCAATAATTAGGTCCATACAGATCCCAATTAGATCCATATAGATCCCTGATCGTTGCAGGCCGCGCCACGTCTGGCCTAGAAGTGTATCGCGATGTGTGCTGGCGGGAAAACGATGTGTGCTGGCGGGATAAAAATGTGTGCTGACGGGTTGCTAATGTGTGCTGGCGGGATATAGGATGTGTGCTGACGGGAAAGCCTGGGTAGTTATCATCACTTATAAAAACTATCTACATAATTCGGAAAAAGTAATATGAATCAATCATTTATCTCCGATATTCTTTACGCAGACATTGAAAGTAAGGCAAAAGAACTAACAGTTAATTCAAACAACACTGTGCAGCCTGTAGCGTTGATGCGCTTGGGGGTATTCGTGCCGAAGCCATCAAAGAGCAAAGGAGAAAGTAAAGAGATTGATGCCACCAAAGCGTTTTCCCAGCTGGAGATAGCTAAAGCCGAGGGTTACGATGATATTAAAATCACCGGTCCTCGACTCGATATGGATACTGATTTCAAAACGTGGATCGGTGTCATCTACGCGTTCAGCAAATACGGCTTGTCCTCAAACACCATCCAGTTATCGTTTCAGGAATTCGCTAAAGCCTGTGGTTTCCCCTCAAAACGTCTGGATGCGAAACTGCGTTTAACCATTCATGAATCACTTGGACGCTTACGTAACAAGGGTATCGCTTTTAAGCGCGGAAAAGATGCTAAAGGCGGCTATCAGACTGGTCTGCTAAAGGTCGGTCGTTTTGATGCTGACCTTGATCTGATAGAGCTGGAGGCTGATTCGAAGCTGTGGGAGCTGTTCCAGCTTGATTATCGCGTTCTGTTGCAACACCACGCCTTGCGTGCCCTTCCGAAGAAAGAAGCTGCACAAGCCATTTACACTTTCATCGAAAGCCTTCCGCAGAATCCGTTGCCGCTATCTTTCGCCCGAATCCGTGAGCGCCTGGCTTTGCAGTCAGCTGTTGGCGAGCAAAACCGTATCATTAAGAAAGCGATAGAACAGCTTAAAACAATCGGCTATCTCGACTGTTCAATTGAGAAGAAAGGCCGGGAAAGTTTTGTAATCGTCCATTCTCGCAATCCAAAGCTGAAACTCCCAGAATAAGTGTGTGCTGGAGGGAAGCTGCATTAAAAAAATGTGTGCTGCCGGGAAGGCTTGTCCAATTTCCTGTTTTTGATGTGCGCTGGAGGGGGACGCCCCGCAGTTTGCCCAGACTTTCCCTCCAGCACACATCTGTCCATCCGTTTTTCCCTCCAGTGCACATGTAATTCTCTGCCTTTCCCTCCAGCACACATATTTGATACCAGCGATCCCTCCACAGCACATAATTCAATGCGACTTCCCTCTCTCGCACATTCTGGTCCTGCATCATCCCTCCAGCACACATCTAATAGCCTCATCGCCATTTCTTTACGTGCAATAATTGACGCACGAATCAAAAAAAGTTGCACGTAGCAGAATCAAACGTACAATTCACTCATACGAAATGATAAGGAGATGATGATGAAACGCGATTACGGCGGTGTCGGCACCATAGCTCTTCGTGCAAGCGCATTACTTAAGGCCATGAGCCAGGATATTGAAGATCAGCGCAAAGAGTTCAATCAGACCGAGTATTATCAGACGTTCACTCGTAACGCTGTGGCAAAGTTGCCGAAGCTGAGCCGCCGCATTGTGGAGCAGGCCATCAAAGAGATGGAAGATGATGGGTACCAGTTCAACAAGAAACAGGTCGGTAACGTTGAACAGTACGCGCTGACCATCCAGAACGTCATTGATATCTATGCCCACCGTAAGATCCCAAAATATCGCGACATTCACAAATCGCCTTACGTTATTTTTGTCGTAAACCTGAAGGGTGGCGTATCCAAAACGGTTTCCACAGTCACGTTGGCGCACGCTCTGCGTGTGCATCAGGATTTACTGCGTCACGATCTGCGCATTCTGGTAATTGACCTTGACCCTCAGGCATCCAGCACAATGTTCCTCGACCATACTCACAGTATTGGTTCCATCCTGGAAACCGCCGCGCAGGCGATGCTGAACGACCTGGACGCGGAGACGCTACGCAAAGAGGTGATTCGTCCGACCATCGTTCCTGGCGTAGACGTGATTCCAGCCTCTATCGACGATGGCTTTGTTGCCAGCCAATGGAAAGAGCTGGTTGAAGAGCATCTTCCCGGACAAAATCAGTACGAAATCCTTCGACGCAATATCATTGATCGTGTTGCGGATGATTATGACTTTATCTTTATTGATACCGGTCCACACCTGGATCCGTTCCTGCTCAACGGTCTGGCGGCCAGCGATTTGCTGCTTACCCCTACCCCACCAGCCCAGGTTGACTTCCACTCAACACTGAAATATCTCACCCGTCTGCCAGAAATGCTGGAGCAACTGGAGGAGGAAGGCGTAGAACCGCGTTTAAGCGCCAGCATTGGTTTTATGTCGAAGATGACCGGCAAGCGCGATCACGAGACATCACACAGCCTTGCGCGTGAGGTTTACGCCAGCAACATTCTGGACTCTTCTCTGCCTCGTCTGGATGGATTTGAGCGATGCGGCGAGTCTTTCGACACCGTAATCAGTGCCAACCCGCAATCGTATCCAGGCAGTGCAGAGGCGCTGAAGAAGGCACGAACCGAGGCCGAGCGTTTCACTAAGGCTGTGTTTGATCGAATTGAGTTTGTTAGGGGTGAGGCGGCATGAAAAAAATAGTTTCCCGTGGACGAGTGCTGGGCAAGAATAGCTCCGAGTTTGCTCGCATGCTTGAAGGCAGTGAAGGCACCAAAACCTTTACCCTAAAATCTGGCCGCCAGGCTAAATTCTTGCTTACCGTCGTGCTGAGTGGTGAGATTGAGTCGCGCACGTTCGTTGACCCGGCAGTTAACGGCCGCGATCAGTCTCTGCTCACCCCTGAGTCGGTAAGCGATATTTCCCGCACCATTAAATTGCAACAGTTCTTCCCGGCTATCGGTCGTATGGTTGGGGAGCGCATTGAGGTATTGGACGGATCGCGTCGCCGTGCTGCGTGTATCTTCAATGAAACGAAATTTGAGATTCTGGTGACGAAAGATGAGATCAGCCTGGCGGATGCCCGCCAGCTGGCCATTGATATCCAGACAGCCCGCGAACACACTCTGCGCGAGCTGGGTAAACGCTTCGAGGTTATGTACGGTAAGAATATGACCAAAGAAGAGATCGCCCGAGCTGAGAACATCTCAAAGGCTAAAGTGACGCGAGCTTTCCAGGCTGCCGCGGTGCCGGATGAGATGATTGCTGTCTTCCCCGTAGCCAGCGAGCTCGCCCTTCCAGATTACCAGTTACTGCTCCAGATCGCCGAGGATGCTAACGCTAAAAGCGTGCCGATTGAAGAGCTGGTTGATACGGTGCGCGAACGAATTGCAGAGACTGAGGGCGCGAAAGAGGATAAAGCGAAGATACTGGCTATCTTCAAAGCGGAAAGCAAAAGCCTGAAGCCCGCGCCGGTTAAATCTGTGGTGGTTGAGAAGCTGCGAGACTTCTCTGACCGTCGCCAATATGCCCGAAAGAAGTCCGATCCGAAAAAACGGGTTGTCGCCTACGAGTTCTCCAGACTCCCGTCTGAAGTGCAAACTGAAATTGACGAAGCAATAAAAAAAATCATTGGGAAAATGTCTGCTGGGGAATAATCCCGCTGGTGGGAGGCGGCTTTAGCCCCCTCCCCTGTCTAAAATGTCCCGCGTCTATTTCATGTATAAATATATGATATATATAGATATTCATGAAAAATTTCAGACTGAAATTCCCACGGTTTCACGCCTGTTTTACTTGCCCCCCTCCCCCGCACAAAAAATTTAAAAAATTACTTTTAGCGAGAAAGTCAACAAGTGACTTTCAATAAAATCTCTTCCGAAAAGGGATTCACACAAGTGCCTTGTGTTTAAGGAAGAGTAAATTGAGTAACTTACGCGAATACCAGAATCGTATTGCAGATATCGCAAAACGCTCTAAAGCTGTGCTTGGCTGGGCAAGCACTGCGCAGTTCGGTACTGATAACCAATTCATTAAAGATGATGCCGCGCGTGCCGCATCTATCCTTGAAGCTGCACGTAAAGACCCGGTTTTTGCGGGTATCTCTGATAATGCCACCGCTCAAATCGCTACAGCGTGGGCAAGTGCACTGGCTGACTACGCCGCAGCACATAAATCTATGCCGCGTCCGGAAATTCTGGCCTCCTGCCACCAGACGCTGGAAAACTGCCTGATTGAGTCCACCCGCAATAGCATGGATGCCACTAATAAAGCGATGCTGGAATCCGTCGCAGCAGAGATGATGAGCGTTTCTGACGGTGTTATGCGTCTGCCTTTATTCCTCGCGATGATCCTGCCGGTTCAGTTGGGGGCAGCTACCGCTGATGCGTGTACCTTCATTCCGGTTACGCGTGACCAGTCCGACATCTATGAAGTCTTTAACGTGGCAGGTTCCTCTTTTGGTTCTTATGCTGCTGGTGATGTTCTGGACATGCAATCCGTCGGTGTGTACAGCCAGTTACGTCGCCGCTATGTGCTGGTGGCAAGCTCCGATGGCACCAGCAAAACCGCAACCTTCAAGATGGAAGACTTCGAAGGCCAGAATGTACCAATCCGAAAAGGTCGTACTAACATCTACGTTAACCGTATTAAGTCTGTTGTTGATAACGGTTCCGGCAGCCTACTTCACTCGTTTACTAATGCTGCTGGTGAGCAAATCACTGTTACCTGCTCTCTGAATTACAACATTGGTCAGATTGCCCTGTCGTTCTCCAAAGCGCCGGATAAAGGCACTGAGATCGCAATTGAGACGGAAATCAATATTGAAGCCGCTCCTGAGCTGATCCCGCTGATCAACCACGAAATGAAGAAATATACCCTGTTCCCAAGCCAGTTCGTTATCGCGGCTGAGCACACGGTACAGGCGGCGTATGAAGCACAGCGTGAATTTGGTCTGGACCTGGGTTCCCTACAGTTCCGCACCCTGAAAGAATACCTGTCCCATGAACAGGATATGTTGCGTCTCCGCATCATGATCTGGCGTACTCTTGCGACCGACACCTTTGACATCGCTCTGCCGGTTAACCAGTCCTTTGATGTATGGGCAACCATCATTCGTGGCAAATTCCAGACTGTATATCGCGACATTATTGAGCGCGTTAAATCTTCTGGTGCGATGGGGATGTTTGCTGGTGCTGATGCAGCATCTTTCTTCAAACAGTTGCCGAAGGATTTCTTCCAGCCAGCCGAAGACTATATCCAGACTCCGTATGTTCACTACATCGGTACCCTGTTCGGTAACGTGAAAGTGTACGAAGTACCTGCTGGTATTTGTAAGAACTTAACGACAGAGAACATTCAGTTCAGCTCGATGGATGTGCTGTGCTACGTCCGTGATGAAAATCCGGGTAAAGCAGGCTTCGTGACTGGTGATGCTGTCCCGGCCATCCCGTTCCAGCATCCGACCACTCCGGCGCTGGTCAACCGTACCACGCTGTGGGGTTCGGCTATCAACGATATGCACCCACGCAACGGCGCTGATTACTTCACTCGTGTAACGCTGACAATGGCCAAAAAAGGCGGGCTTAACTTCATTAGCGGCGACACGATTGATGCCGGTGACTCTGAGTAATCAGGGGAAGTTCTCCGTTTAACATAGCGCCCCCGTGCGGGGCGCATAACAGGGAAAGTTATGTCTCAATATTCAATTCAACAGTCATTAGGTAATGCATCCGGCGTCGCGGTTAGCCCGATCAATGCCGATGCGACGTTATCTACCGGTGTTGCATTAAATAGCAGCTTGTGGGCTGGTATTGGCGTATTTGCGCGTGGCAAGCCGTTTACTGTTCTTGCGGTTACTGAGTCCAATTACGAAGATGTTCTCGGCGAACCGCTGAAGCCGTCTTCCGGCTCACAGTTCGAACCAATTCGCCATGTGTACGAAGCTATTCAGCAAACGTCTGGTTATGTTGTCCGTGCTGTTCCGGATGATGCGAAGTTCCCGATTATTATGTTCGATGAATCAGGCGAACCGGCTTACAGTGCGTTGCCATACGGTTCTGAAATTGAACTTGATAGCGGCGAAGCCTTTGCTATCTACGTTGATGATGGTGATCCGTGTATTTCACCTACCCGTGAGTTAACCATCGAAACGGCAACAGCGGACAGCGCGGGTAATGAACGCTTCCTCTTAAAACTGACCCAGACGACTTCGCTCGGTGTGGTAACGACCCTGGAGACACACACTGTGTCTTTGGCGGAAGAAGCGAAAGATGACATGGGCCGCTTGTGTTATCTGCCTACGGCTCTGGAAGCCCGTTCTAAATATCTGCGTGCGGTTGTTAATGAAGAGCTGATTTCGACAGCGAAAGTAACAAATAAAAAATCGGTGGCATTCACTGGCGGTACCAATGGCGATCAGTCGAAAATCTCAACCGCTGCTTACCTGCGTGCGGTTAAAGTGCTGAATAATGCGCCGTACATGTACACCGCTGTTCTTGGCTTGGGCTGCTATGACAATGCGGCTATCACCGCATTAGGTAAAATCTGTGCAGATCGCCTGATTGATGGCTTCTTTGATGTCAAACCGACATTGACGTACACGGAAGCGATCTCTGCTGTTGAAGATACCGGTTTACTTGGTACCGATTATGTAAGCTGTGCTGTCTATCACTACCCGTTCTCCTGCAAAGACAAATGGACCCAATCCCGTGTGGTCTTTGGTCTGTCTGGCGTGGCGTATGCGGCGAAAGCTCGTGGCGTCAAGAAAAACTCTGATGTCGGCGGTTGGCATTACTCACCGGCTGGTGAAGAACGTGCCGTCATTGCTCGTGCGTCAATTCAACCGCTGTATCCGGAAGATACCCCGGACGAAGAAGCAATGGTCAAGGGCCGTCTCAATAAAGTATCTGTTGGCACCTCTGGCCAGATGATCATCGACGATGCTTTAACTTGCTGCACGCAGGATAACTATCTGCACTTCCAGCACGTCCCATCCCTGATGAATGCAATCAGCCGTTTCTTTGTCCAGTTAGCCCGACAGATGAAGCATAGCCCGGACGGTATTACTGCGGCTGGCCTGACTAAAGGGATGACCAAACTTTTAGATCGCTTTGTCGCCTCCGGCGCTCTGGTGGCTCCTCGTGATCCTGATGCTGACGGTACAGAACCGTATGTGCTGAAAGTTACGCAGGCGGAATTCGATAAATGGGAAGTAGTCTGGGCCTGCTGCCCGACTGGCGTAGCCCGTCGTATCCAGGGCGTACCGCTGCTTATTAAGTAAGGGAATACAATGAGCAAAAACTTTTTTCAATCCGGGGCATTTTTGGGGAATGGACTGTCCCGTTTCGCTTTGAACTCTGATCCTGTGCAGCTGATGGAGTCTGCCCGAGCAAGCGCCGAACCGCCAACAGATCCGGTTATTAATAATAATCCGGAACCGGCGGCACAGACTAACGATAACGTTCCATCTGATCCGGCTCCTGAGCAAATCCTGGAAGAGAAAGACGGTAAAGAATGGACCGTTGAACAGGCGCACCAGATGATTCTGGAAGCTGCAAATCGAAGTGCAATGCAGAATGCGTTGAGTGATGCGGCCGACGCCGTTTTCGCCTGGGCTGATAGCGGTGATCTGACTTTCGACTCCCTTGATGGTTTCGTTCAGGCTATCGCTGGTATCTCTGATGACGACGACTCCGAAGTTACAGAAGAACAGGACGATGCCTATAACGAAGCATGGGCAAATGTTGCTGACTTCCTCGCAGCATGCGGTGTAGATGATGACATGATCGAAGCACTGGCTGACGATGAAGACGACGACGCTGCTGCTGATGTTGGTGCCTCTATCGCTGGTTTAGATAGCGACGACCGCGACGAACTGGAAGCGGCGTTTGTTGTTGCTGGCACTTCTGATGAAATGCTGACTGAAGCATTTAAGAAGGTTGTTCGTAACGGTGAGATCAAACTCATCCGTAAACGCCTGCGGAAAAAACGTCTGACTGCGGCTCAAAAATCGGCGCTGAAAAAAGCGCGTCGAAAAGCCCAGACCGGCGCGGCAAAACTTGCCCGCAAAAAGTCAATGAAACTGCGCCGTAAGCGCCTTGGCTAAAGGAGGAGGCCGGAGAACTCCGGCCTTTAACTTGAATGGCACCTATACCTTATGGGGTTTACAGCCAGGCTGATGGTGTATCGCCATTTCTGAAAGTTACTTTAACGAACTCTCAGTACCAGGTTACCGGATATATCAGCCAGGGGGCAGCAATGAACATGGCCCAGAATTGGGAAGCGCCGTTTACCGGTATGTCCATGGGGTCTGTTGCTGGTGCTTTCAGTGGTTTTGCGCAGGTTGGTACTGAAACAACGTCGGTGGCCCGTTGGAACAGCTTAATGGTTTGGGAGGGGGGAACACCGCCGACTTTCACGCTGCCAGTAACTTTCATCGCTTTGTTTGACCCATTCACGGAGGTTTCAGGAGCTATCGCCGCATTGTCAGCGATGATTAGCCCGGAACTTAAAGATGCCAGTATTGGTGGTCGAATCCCGGAGCGTGTGACGCTAAACATTGGTCGCCGGATCAACATCATTGATGTCGCTATCCAGGACATAAGTTTCGATCTCGATGCACCCAGGGACAGCAATGGGCATTTCCTGAAAAACACCGTCAACCTCCAGTTGACCGGTTCTTCGATATATAACAGCTCCGATATTGTTCGGGCGTTCCAGTAAAAGGATTTTATATGGGGCACAATAACACTAAGGGAAACCGTAAATTTATTAAGGGCCGCTATACTGCCAACGCGGCCAAAGGCGAACGACTGGTATCTTCTGAATTCCAGCTCACTTTTGCAGGCCATGAAGATATCAGCGTACTGGTTCGCACGTCGCAAATTCCTGAAATGACCCGCGAGGATGTGGAGGACTATGGTCCGAATGGTGTGAAGTTCAACCAGCACGGTCCAATTCGAAACTCTGGGGAAATCCAGGTCCAGTGCGTGGAGACTATCGAAGGCGATATTCTTCAGTTCATTAAAGATCGCATTGCGGCGAAGGACTATGTTGATATCACGATGGCTGCTACCCCTGAATCCAAATCTTCCGGGGTTAACGCTGTGACAAAAGCTGCTACAACAATTGAAATGTTGGACTGCAAAATCTACAGTGATGCAATCGACTTTAGTACCGAAGATGTGACTGCCGCTGTGCGCCCGTCACTTCGTATCGTCTACAACTGGATTGAGTGGGATTAAGTGTTATCCCTTGTACTTTTAATCTTCTTCGGGGGAGGTTTACCTCCCCTTGATACAACCGCATTCCACCGCCTAGCGAATAGAGTAAAATAACATCTTGTAAATACTCTGGTATGAAGTGAGTGTAAACTAACAGTTACCTATTAATAAATACTCCTATACTTTTCTACCTTAAATATTTAGTATGCACATGGTTAAATTTATGTAGCGTCAAAGTTTGTGAAGGCAAGATGTCCGTTAATCTTTGTCGAAGCATATATGGTTCTAGGAAGTATTGGCTTATTTAAGAGGAATGTCATGTTACGTATCAATGATATGAGCAATATTATTGTAGGTATTTACAGCAAAAAAAATGAAGAAAAATCATTTGAGTATATGTACTCTTATCTGACAAGGAAAACAGCTTATTTAACACGTGAGTTTATTCGTGATGGTAATCAGGATAAAGAATTATTAAAAAATACCTATATAGAAGCATTGTCTTGGCTTTTTGCAATCTGTGATAAACTTGAAATACAACCACAGGAAGCATTTTATAAAAAATTTCCTAGTTGCTGTCCTTATTGCTTAGGGGCGCCTTGTTCCTGTTCTCAAACACACAGAAAGCCAGAGAAAATAAGAAGCGCAAAAGGAATTAAAGATGAGCTTTTCAATAAATATAACGCTATTAAACCTATGCAATTTCCGCCTTATGCGCCACGAATGATTAATGACATCTATCCGTCGAATAGAACCATTTGGTCTACTTTTGGTGGGTTTTATCATTCATCCAGGTTATTCGAAGAGTTGGGTGAGTTGCAAGAGGCTTATGCTAAATCAATTGAAGATAAAAATTACAACAAAGAAAATCTTCATGAAGAGTGTGCTGATATATATGCTTGGTTGTTTTCTTTATGGGGGATTATTTTTAAAGATGATGATCTTGGCGAGGCGTTTGAAAGTTATTATCTAAATGGTTGTCCTGTCTGCAATAAAAGAGAATGTGTTTGTGTCAGTTATTCAGGGAAGATTAGTAAAACTGATGAGAAAAGAGCATCATTGGAAAAACTTAAACAAGAGTTAGAACTTCTCTTGAAGGATGAGACGACAGGTGAGTTTAAGGAGAATTTAGAGTCTGCTATATCTGCAATTAAAGATGCGATAGACTCAGGAAAAGATGCAGATAGCAGAAGAACTTTATCGGAAGTCGAAAGTGTTCTTGACTCAATCGAAAAAAATTCAGCCAAGATGTCTAGTGTGGCAAGTAACGCCCTTAATGTTTTTAATGTAATCAGTAAGTTATTCCAATAATGGTGCCCACCGGTTTGTTAGAAAATGAACCGGTGTTGTATTATTTATTATTAAATTAATTTTAATCCTAATAGATGGATGTTTGTTGTGGATATAATTTGTTTAAGTTTTAGGTGTATTTTTCCATATATAATCTAGGTGGTATTAGCAAAGCAAGTATGGAATTTTGTTAACAGCTAGATATTTCTGAAAGTCATCATGTCGCGAAGGCTATTGGGAGATATGGTCTGAATCTTTGCATGATGTGAAATAACTCCTTCTACTTCATTGTGTTTTACACTATTGGGGAGAAAAGGGTGCATTGAGGTTACCAGACACACGAAGAGTGGCGGGGATCACTCCCAT